GTTCGATAGTTACGTGCAGTCGATCAACCTGCCGGACGAATATACCGAGGCGATCTGGACCAATCTCGCGATCAGGCTTGCCGCGATCTATCCCGGATCGTCATTGCCGGAGGCCACGGTCGGACTAGCCAAGGCATCGCTTGAGACGATCCGCACCGCGAACGCGCAAATCCCACGCATGGAAATGCCAACGGGGCTGCAACGGAAGCCGTTTTTCAATATCTACTCGGGGCAAAGTTACTAGAACGAAATGGAGTGATGCACAATGGCCGATGACACCCTGATCCTGACCGGACCGACGTTCCAGCAGCAAAAGCCCAACACCATCCTCGTCACGCCCACGGGGGGCAAGCAGGCCAATCTCGCGGACCTGATCAATGGCGGGACGGTCGCTCAGTCTGGAACGATGTCCACTCTCACGGTCGGAACCGTGACGACGACTGGCTTCAACATCAACAGCATCACGAACAACATCACCGCTAGCACGACGCAGACGCTGGCCGGCGCCGTGGCGATCAACACTGGCATCGCCGTCGTGACCAAGGTAGGGACGGCCGGCGATGCCGTGAAGCTGCCTTTGGTGCTCGCGACGCCTGGGAATGAGGTCTGGATTTTCAACCAGGGCGCATCGGCGATGGCGATCTTCCCCGGCGAGACGTTGACCTCGATCGATGCTGGCACGACAGCGGCCTCGGTCACGCTCACCAATGCCAAGAACGCGGTGTTCATCCAAACGAGTGGCACGACCTGGATCAGCGCGCAGGGCGGCGCCAAGAGCGCGTAAATGACCAGAGTCGCTCTCACGGGTGGTAGTTACGAAGCGCGCAGCGTCATCGCGAGCGCGGTGCGGAGTGTCAATGTATTCGCGGAAAAAAACCCGACTGATGCCGCTTCGCCGTTGACTTACTATGGCTGTCCCGGCCTGACGCCGCTCGCGTCTCCGCCGGTCTCGTTCGCCGGTCGTGGCCTGTATTGGGCGAACAACGATACGCTCTATTATGTCTCCGGCCGGGCGGTGTTCGAGGTCTCGCCGACCTGGGCCTTGAGCCAGATCGGGACCATCAACACCGATCGCGGCCGTGTGAGCATGATCGACAACGGCACGACGCTGGTGATTGTCGATGGTAGCCCGTTTGGCTGGCAGATCGATCTGGCGACAAACGCCTTCTCTGGGATAAACTCGTCCACGAATGGACCTGATCCGCCTGTCACCGGCGCCGTGTATGCGTTCTTTGGCGCCGACCGAGTGGACGTCATCGACGGGTTCATTCTCCTGAACCAACCCGGCACGCGGAACTTCTACAGCACCCTGCTAAACGAGGTTAAGTTCGACGCGCTGTTTTTCGCCGCGAAGAACGGTTATTCGGATAATCTTGTGTCTCTCATCGTGATCAAGCGGGAAATCTGGCTGATCGGCGAGCGCACGACTGAAATATGGTTCGATGCCGGGGCGCCAGACTTTCCATTCCAGATCATGCCGGGACCTTTCATCCAGCATGGGTGCATCGCGAAGGCATCCGTCGCGCAAGCCAACGGTTCCGCGTTCTGGTTGTCGCAGGACCAGAATGGACAGGCGATCGTGGTTCGCACGGAAGGCTACGACGCCAAGCGTATCAGCAATTTCGCGCTTGAGAACGCCATGGCGAAATATCCCACCGTCACGGACGCGGAGGGGTTCACGTTTCAGCAGCGCGGTCACACGTTCTATCAGATCAACTTCCCGACCGCTGACCGGTCCTGGCGTTGGGACGAAACGGTGCCGGACCAGTGGCATGAGCCGGTGTGGACCGATACGAACGGCGTTGAGCATCGTCACCGAGCCTCGTGTTCCGCCTTCGCCTATGGGAAGAACGTGGTCGCGGACTGGGAGACAGGCCAACTCTATGCGCTCGATCCGGAGAACCACACCGACGCGGGCGCTCCGATGCACTACAGGCGCGGCTTTCCGCATATGGTGGGAGATGGCAAGCAGGTCATCTATCCCGGCTTCACGTTGGATGTGGAGGCCGCGACGGGTCTCGACACGATTGATCCGCCGGGGCCATTTCCGTTGCTGACAGGGGCGAGCGGGGTCAACGCGGCGCCGTCGATCGACTCATCAAGCGAGGTCGCGTCTTCGTTCACGACAAACTATGTGCTGGATGGGTTCGGCAATCAGGTGCTCGACGGGTTCGGCAATCCGGTCATATCGTCTGTCACGATCCATGACGGAACAGTGCTGTTCGAAGAGGCTCTGTTCGCCGGTCCCGCGCCGCAATTCATCAACGGCCAGTTTTTGTCAGTCGGGATCGTGGATAACTTCGGCAATCAGATTACCGATAGTCATGGCAATGCCATCATTATTTCGCAGACGAACGCCGCCGCGAAGGTTGGGCCGCCGCTTGTGTATCTCCGGTGGAGCGATGATCGAGGGCGCACGTTTGGCAATCCCATCGGGCAAAGCCTCGGCGCGCAAGGGCAATATCTTACGCAACCGCAATGGTCACGGCTTGGGCGGGCACGAGATCGTATCTTCGAAGTCTATGGGGTCATCCCTGGTAAGTTCGCCATTCAAGGCGCTTGGCTCGATCCGGCCCCGATCGTGATGGAATCCTGATGAGCAGCACGGTTTTCATCGATGGCGGGCCACCGCGCGGATTGCCAGCGGCGACAGGTGTCTCATCTGGCGACGGGATCGTGGTCGCGCAAGGCGGTACGCCAGGGGCGCCGGGCACGGCGATCGTTCGCGAGGCCACGGTCGCGCAAATCCTGGCCGCCGCGTCGTTTCTGCCGATCGCGGGCGGCACCATCACGGGCGATCTGCGGGTCAACGGCACGACCACGCTTGGCGCTTCCTCGGCGCCAACGGCGGCGCCGGGGACCAATACCGCCCAACTCGCCACGACCGCCTTCGACACGGCCGCCGTGCTGGTGGAGACGAACCGGGCCACGACGGCGGAGGGGTTGCTGGCACCGAAGGCCAACCCGGCGCTTACGGGCATTCCCACGGCTCCCACGGCGCCGCTTGGCACCAACACCACGCAATTGGCCACGACAGCCTTCACGGCTCAGACCGTCGCGGCGGCTCTGTTCTCCCCGTCCCAGGCGCCTGGCGGTCTGTTTGGGATGACGCTGGCCAACGATGGGACCACGCCGAACACGGTGCTGGACATCGCGGCCGGGATTTGCGCGGACAGCACCAACACGACGGCCATCACGCTCGGTGCGATCACGAAAAGCATCGCCGGCGGGTGGGCGGCTGGGACCGGCGCCAACGGCATGGGCACCGGCCTGATCGCCACGCTGTCAACCTGGTATCACGTCTTCGCGATCATCAACGGCGGCCTCGCGGATGTGTATTTCGACACGTCGATAACGGCGGTGAACAAGCCGCTCGGCACGACTGTCTTCCGGCGTATCGGTTCGATCTTTCTGGATGGCGCTGTCCATATCACACGGTTTTCGCAATCGGGCGACCGGTTCGATGTCGCCTCGCCTGGCGCGGTCATTTCCGGCGTGGTGGGCGATACCGTCGCGCACACGTTGCTGGTCATGGCGCCACCAGGCGTGGTGACAACTGCTCTGTTGTCAGCGTGGATATCTGATGTCGCGGTGGCGAATACCTCAGTTTACATCAGTAGTCTGGCGCAAACCGACCTCGCGACATCGGGAACGAACTTCTCAGCCATCGCGGGCCTCGCCGGATCGTCCAACGCTACCACGAACATGACGGTCGTGACCAACACGAATTCGCAAGTGCGCTTCCGGCTCGCCAGCGCCACTACCAGTTTGGTCGTGACCAGCACGGGCTGGATCGACGCGAGGGGCAAGTAATGGCGCACGCACTCATCCGGAATGGTGTCGTGGTGGCAACGGCGATGTGGGCACCCCCGGATATTCCGGGGTTTGTCACGGTGCCGGATGATGACGCGCGGTTGTTGGCGTTCCTGTCGCCAGCGGACACGAAGCCGCGAAGCATTACGCCGAGCCAATTCTTGAACCGTCTGCCTCCCGCTACGCTCCCGACGCTTTTCAGCAACCCGCAAACAGGTGTGATGTTGGTCACACTCGCGGCGGCGAACATGATCGACCTGACTGATCCGGCCGTGGCCGCGGGGATCAACGCCTTGGTTCCGAGTGTGCTGACGGCGCAACAAGCCGCCACGGTCCTTGACCACTAGGATGCGATAAGTTGCCATACCTCGACGGTCTTCCTCCCGCCGCTTCGGTCTCTGTCACCGACCTGATCGCCGTTGATCAGGGCGGCACGGCGAACATTCCTGGCACCGCGACCACGCGCAAGGCGACGGTCGCGCAGTTCTTTGGTGGTTCGTCAACACCGTTTCTTCCTATCATTGGGGGAACGATTACAGGTGATCTAACTGTTGACGGTCATTTGATATTGCCTAATTTGCCTACGAGCAACGCGGGTCTCGCGCCTGGGACATTGTGGAATAATGGAGGCTTTCTTGCGATTGCTTAAAAGCCGTTTTGTTTTTGCGGCACTGTTCCTGCCTGGGGTCGCATTCGCGTCCTGTCCGGCGACGCCGACCGATTGCGGCTCTCCCACGATGAACAACATTCGTGTGGGATCGACCGCGAATATCGGCATGGGCACGGCGAACGTCACGCCGAACTGGGGTTTTCAAACGCAGTTCGACGTTGACCCATCGGCGCTCTCAACCAACGCGCGGCAGAACAACTTCTCCACGATCCTGAACTACGGCGCCAACACGACGAACATCTGGGAGAACGTCAACTCATTCCTGTTCGTCAATGGGCCTGGGATAGCGCAGGGTGAGATCAATCAGTTCCACGCTTACAACCAGGTCAACGCGGGCGCGCGGGAGAACGCGCAGGAGAACTTTGAGAGTTCTTATCTGAACAACGGGATCATGGGGAATATCGCCGGTTATCTGGCTTTGTTCCACAATGGTGCGGCCGGGACGGTGTTGAACGGCGCCACGGCGATGACCATGATATTTCAGAACGACAATCCGGCGGCGGGTTCGGTCAATCAGTGGGCGGGGATCGCATTTCAGCCCCGGATCGGCGTGGGTTCCAAGCCCACGTTCTACGATGCGATCGTGATCAAAGACCCAGATGCCGGGATTGTCACGCTCGGCGGCATCAATGTCGGCTCAATCGCGAACGCGGCCCCTGGGCAACTTCAGATATTAGGGCCTGACAACAGCGGCGCGACGGTTCCTTTCATCTTCAAGAACACCATCGCCGGCATCGCCACGCCGGTCATGTTTTTCACGGACGCGGGGATTGTCAACTTCGTGGCCGCCGGGGTGACGGTCAATCCCACGGGCATCAGGTTGTCCGTCGCGGGGCCGGATAACAGTGGCTTGACATTCCCGTTCGCGATCAAGAACCTGGCGCTGGATCGCGTGTTCGATGCGACCGATGCCGGGGTGGTAACGCTCAGTAGCGGTGTTTTCATAACCCACCCGACTGGCGTTCTCGCGGCCTTTCTTTCACCGGACAACAGCGGCTCGACTTTCCCGGTCTCGGTCAAGAACCTCGCCGCGTCCCGGTTGTTCGACGTATCAGCGGCGGGGCAGATCGTTTTCAACGACTCCAAGGTGGTGTTCAATGCGTCTGGTGTGATCGCCCAGGTCACCGGACCGGACACGAGCGCCGCGACGACGGTGTTCACCCTGAAGAACTCCGCCGCGACCAACCTGTTTTCCGTGGATGGCTCAGGTGGGATCAGGGTGGGGGCATCGGTGGGTGTCACCTGCGCTCCTGGTGCGCCGACCGCGCTTTTCGCGACTGCTGGCGGCCTGGTAGTCCATTGCTGAAACGTATCATCCTGCTGTCGTGCATGCTCGCGACGCCCGCGCTGGCGCAGCAAACCGATCCGGTTGCCCTGGGCAATGTGCTTCTGGCCTGCGTGGGGCGGGAGGTTCAGGCTGCGTCAAGGATCGTTCAGCTTGAGGCGGAGGTCGCGAAGTTGAAGGCAGCACAACCACCAGCCGCGACAGGGACAGGACAATGAAAAAACCACCGGACAAAGACGACCGCCCGAACGTGCGGCTCGCCGCCGCGTCGCCGGCACTGCCACGCGACAAGAAGACCGAGGAAGCGCATTTGCGCGTCGCCAAAAAGCGTGTCGAGGCCGCGAAGAAGAAATGAGCGGCAACACCAACCCCGTCACGCAATACGCCTGCAAAATGCCGAACCCGGCGGTGCCTTACGTTGACATCAGCACCGGGCAGCAGTCCCGCGAGTGGTTCCATTGGTCGCTTCAGGTCATGGCGCGCACGGGTGGTTTAGCCGGGATCGGCACGGGTGACGTGCAAGATACCGCGAACACGGCGCTGGCCAATGCGAATGCCGCGCAGACCACGGCGAACACGGGCGTTGCCAACGCCGCCACGGCGCAGACCACGGCGAACACGGCATTGGCTGATGTGGCTACGGAAACAGCGCGAGCCACGGCGGCGGAAGCCACGCTGACGAGCGAGATTACCACGGAAACGGCGTCACGCATCGCGGCGGACGCGCTGAAAGCGCCGTTGGCCTCGCCGCACTTCACCGGCACGGCGCTCTTCGCTGGCGGGATTGGAGTTTGGGGGCACGCGGCCCCGGGAGCGCAGCCGGCGGCTCCGGTGTTGTTGGGGGATGTGATACTTATTTTGCAACAATATGGCTTGTGCTCCTGATGTTCGGCGGTCAGTTCCTTTGTCTGGCGCGTGGCGTGGACACAATGTCGATCTTGCTGGAATTGCAACGTCATCCTGAACTATGGGAAGTCAACAATCACCGCGAGACCTATCCAGGAACGCCGCACGGAGACACGCAATCAGTGTGGGTGCGGTACCGCGCCGCCAATGAGATCGAGGGACTTGAATCGTTCCAGGAGGAACATCGCAACGTATTCTGGCCCGCGTGGCAGGCACTTCCATCGCTGCGGCCTCTGGTGTTCGGTCTGATGGCCAAGGTCGCGGCGGTGGAACTCGGCTCGATCCTGATTACGCGGTTGCGGCCCGGTGGCGAGGTCAAACGTCATTCTGACGCGGGATCGTGGGCGCCTTGTTTTTATAATTGCAAGTGCCATGTGACGCTCGCCGGAACATCTTTAAGCGAATGCGACAGTGAGACAGTTCGCATGATCGCTGGCGATGTGTGGACCTTCGACAATTTGTTGCCTCACGCTGTTTCCAATGACGGAGACACGGATCGGCTCGTCGCCATCGTTAGCATGAGGACCGAATGACCGAGTTCGTGCGTCATCCAGAGCAACCGATCGTCACGGACCTGTCAGTGACAGACGACATTTTCGTGAAGTCGCATCTGATCCCGAAGGCCGAAACGTATCTCCCGCAGCATCAGCACGCATTTTCTCATGTCTCAGTTATCGCGGCGGGTTCCGTGCGGTTGTGGGAAGGCGATATGAACCGTGGGCTTTTCAAGGCACCGGCGACGGTCACGATCCTGGCGAACCGGCCGCACACATTCCTGACATTGGAAGACAACACCGTGATCCTCTGCATTCACAACGTCTCGCGAACCGGTGATATCGAGGTCACTAGTGAGAACAACATGGTGGAGGGATAGATGCCGTTCGGCGCGGCCATCGCGGCCGGCGTTGGCGCTGTGGGTGCCATCGGCGGATCGCTGATCTCGTCCAGTGCCGCCAAGAGCGCGGCCAACACGCAAGCGGCGGCGGCCAACCGCGCGGCGGACGCGGCGCAACAGCAACAAGCACAGGTCCGCTCCGATCTGTCGCCATACCGCGATGCCGGCCAGACCGGTGTTGACGCGCTGCTCGCCAGCCTCGGCCTCGGGGGAACGGGAACGAACCTCTTGGCCGCGAACGGGATCAACTCGCTCACGTTCCCGCAGGCGCCATTTCCGCAGTTCAATCCAACGACGGAAGCACTCAGGGCTACGCCAGGATACCAGTTCACGCTTGGTCAGGGATTGCAGGGCGTGGCGAGTTCCAACGCGGCGGCAGGACGTGGGATCAGTGGGGCGGCGTTGAAGGGCGCCGCGAATTACGCGACGGGCCTTGCCGATAACACATTGAACACGCAGGCCAATATCTACAAGATGAACCAGGGCATCTACGGGATGAACCAGGGCATCTTTCAGAACAACTTACAGAACGTGATAGGGCCGCTCGCTAATCTGACGAATCTTGGGGAGAACGCTTCCAATCAGACCGGGCAGAACAGCCTCCAGTCGGTGGGACAGAGCAATGCCGCGTTGCAGTCCGCCGCGGCCTCGCAGGCGGCGGGAACGGTCGGGAGCGCGAACGCGATCTCCGGTGGATTGCAGACGGCGGCCAATGTGCCGCTGAACACGCTGCTGTTCCAGAAGCTACTAACCAGCAACAATAGCGGTGGTTCTGGGTTTAATTCCCCGCTGGCATTTGGTGGGACCAGCACGCCACAGATTGGCTCAGACACAACTGCCGTTGGGCAGGGCTTTTTTTGATAGGTCATCATGTCCGGTAGCAACCATTGGCAGCAAAACAAAACCGCCAGTCCCGACTGGCGGAAACCGGCGGCGATGCTGTACTCGATAGCGGTATTGAGGAATATGTCATAGATCATGTCCGGTAGCAACCCTCTCATGTCCGGCGCTCAACCGCTCGCCGCGCCACAACCCGATCATCCGGCGATGGGCCACGCGCGCATGTGGCAGCACGTCGGGCAGATGGACCCTGGCGACCTTCCGGCGCAGATCGCGAAGTTGGACTACATCCTGCCCATCCTCGGCTCGCTCGCGACCAATCCCAAGGTGACGGCGAAGGATGTGATCAAGGCCGCGGCCAAGGAGGCGGCGGACGGTAAGGTGCCTCCATCCGAGGCGATCAAGTTCATCACGCAGATGCCGGCCGACGCGGACAAGCTAGGGCCGTGGCTGCGGACGCTCTACAGCGCCAATCTGTCCGCCGTGGTGCATATGAAGGCCGCCGTGCTGCAACAGGCTCAAGGCGCGCAACAGGCGCCGCAGCAGGCCATGCCAGCGGCGCCACCGGGACCGACGATGCCACCGCAGGGAGTGCCACCACAATGAGCGGCGCGCTATCGTCCCCCGGCTTTGATCCCGCCATCGCGTTGCAGGCAGGACGCGGTGTTGCGCCGCCGAACCCGTTGCAGACGGTTGGGCAGTTCGCGGATATTCAGAACAAAATCAATCAAACGCAGCTTTTTCCTGGCGCGATGGAGTTGCAACAGCAGCGCATCGCGGGCGGGAAGGCCGATCTTTTCAAGACGTGGAAACAGGCGGCCGCGCTGCAACTGGCGCCCCTCCTGGCGGAAGGCGCCAATCCGACACTGGCGGACGCGACGACCGTTCTGGGGCGGCTAGAGGCTGCCGGCATGTCGATGCACGACCCATCAGCGGCGTTGGCTGGAATGACGGATGGGCCGAACTTTCGGAGCCAACTCGGGGCCTGGGTTGCGCCAAATCTGGCGACGCCAGGGAATGAGGTCGGATCGGTTATTGGCGCGCCAGATCAGCAAATCACCAATCAGGGGATCATCGCTGGTGTGCGGCGTCCCGTCTGGGCGGGCGGCGGCTTCGTGCCTGGATCGTTTACGCAGGAGACATTGTCGCCGCAGCAAAACAAGCAACTGCGGGATGTTGAGATCACCCGTGAAAATTACCAGCAGTATGGTAAATCCGAAGCCGATATCGGCAAGGTCATTCAGGTTCCGGAGGGGGCATTCCCTTATCCAGGAACGACAGGCCAACCTCCAACCACCTATACTCCTGGACAACAACCTGGGGGAACGCCGCAACCGCCGCGTCCAGGTCAGCGTTCCGACGCGGGCGGTACCTCACCGATGCTTGCACAGGTTCAGGCTCCTGGTGGTGCCCGGTTTACGGTTGCCGCCAGCGTTGCACCGCAGTTCCAGGGATTAGTCGCGGACCTTGAAGCCGCCGGCTACAAGATCAACCCCAAAGATGTCAGTAGCTATCGTCCAGGCGCGGTGGTAGCGGGGACAAACACACCAAGTCAGCACGCATCCGCTTTCGCGATCGATGTGAACGCTTCGAACAATCGTGTAGGCACGCCAGGGGAAATACCACCTGACCTCGCACGATCACTGGCGGCTAAATATGGATTGCGTTGGGGCGGTGACTTCTCCCACAATCGAGACCCGATGCACTTCGACGCCTTGCGCCCTCGAAGCGATGCGGGTGACACCGCCGGTCCGCAGGGCACGCAGGTCGCCAGTCTTGGCCTGCCGTCCGGCGTCATGTCAGATGTGCCATCTGGCATCATCCCCGCCGCCGCGCCAGGCTCTTCGCCGCCTTCCATATCGGAAGGGCCAGACTTGAATATCCTGAGACAAGGCGGATCGACGAAATCGAGTCAACCGGGTGTTCGGGACTATATGTTGAATCAATCGCCTGTTGCACAGAACATGGCGAACCGTGTAGCCAGTTTTAGGTCCGAAATGTATCCTCTTTTGGCCGCGCAAGATGCTCTGGCGAAGGCGCCAACCGGAAAAGGATCAGAGACACTTCAGAGCGTTAGTTCATATATCAATACATTCGCTCCAGAACTCTTGCAAAGGGCATTGTCTCATATTTCACCAATTCTGTCCAAAGATGAAGTTGCCGCCTATGATGAAGCCAGAAAATACACCACGCAAATACAACTTGGCGCACCGGGGGCGACACGGAGCAACGAAGGACAGGCGGCGGCCGGCGCGGCAAATCCCAGCGTTGGCATTTCAAATGAGGCGGCGAAAGTCGTCCTTAAAGGTTTGATTTCACTGCGCCGTATGGAGCAGGATGAAGGACAATCGTGGATCAAGAGCAAACGACCGCCGGCTGAACTGAACAACTTTCGGGCTGAGTTCCAGAACCAAACCGACCCGCGTATGTATCTTTTCGACCAGATGTCGCCGACCGAACGCTCGCAAACTCTCGCCAGTTTCGGAGACAATACACGCAAACGGATGGAGTTCATGGCTGGCGTTGAGCGCGCGGAACGCAATGGCGTGCTTTCCGCGCCACGTGGCGGGCAGTAAGTGGCATCTCCACGAAAAGCCACTGACACATCCGCCGAGGACAGTTTCAATGCGCGTTGGGGGATCGGGCCACCGTCTGGCAGTTCCAGCCAGTCCGAGCCTCTCCCGACTGTTTCGCCTGATTTTCATCAGCGATGGGGACTTGATGCTCCCGTCGTTCGGATCGCTCCGCCGCCACGAACGGAGTTGGTTCCGCGTCAAGGGATGCCCCTTGAACCACCGCCGCAACCGTTGCGAGCGGATTATACCGGGTGGGATGTTCCAGCGACCGCGCCGCCGGATGAAGATCAACGGAGGATCGCGGAACAGTATCGAACGGCATCTGGCTATCTAGCGCCCGCACCAAACACGACCTACGGGAATATTGTTCCGTTCGCGCGAGACAATGAAACCGGCGCCTTGCGTTTCGCCATGCCGGGATTCGCTCGCGATCTGGCTCAAGGCGCGCTCGATCTGGCCTACGGTCCTGCTTATGGGCAAGTTACGCCGCTTGCCACGTCCGCGCTCGCCAATGTCGCGGGCCTCAATCGTTCTCCAGCCAGCACGGCTTACGGGCCGATAGCCAGACTGAATACTGATCGTAATCCACTCGTGGCGGAGCCACCGCCCGTTCCACCAATCGCCCCGCCCCCCTCACCGTTGATCGGACTGCCGACGCCGGCCGATCTGGCACCTTCCTACATACCTCCAGGAAGTGCAGTTCCCAGACAACTAATCGAGGCTCACGAACGACTAGGGGCGCCTCTTCGTTCGGAGTTTCTGCCGCCGCCAGGCGCAGGTGTGCCGCCGGTATCACCAGAGGGTGTGCCGTTGGCCGGGCCGCGTGTGGCGCTCGTGCAACCTCCTAATTCACTCTCCGCTGGGCCTGAAGCGGTGCCACGCGCCCCTGATAACCCACTTGTGTCACCCGCGCCATCTGTGGTGCCGGTCAAAACAGAACCGTCGCCAGTTGGTAAGAACGATGTTATACCGAATGGGCTGACCCCGGAGCAGATCGAGGAGTTCCGTCACATCCCTGAGGCGTTGCCGCCCATGAAGGGCGAAATCAAAACGCAGGCGGATGCGGCGAAACGAGCGGACGATATCATTAACCACTTCGCCAGTATCGGGAACAGAGAGCCAATTCCAGGCGCGGAAGGCGCGCTACCGACGATCACGGGAAATTCCGGTTTGGCGACGCTCTACCGAGCGGTCAGGGACTCGGATACGCCGGTTCCCTTCACCACGCAGGAAAATGCGTTGAAGGCCAATGCAATGAGCAAATTGCGAGATATGGCCGGAACGGAAGATGATCTGAAAGCCGCTGTCAAAAACAGAACCGATACCGTCGATCCACTGTATAAACAAGCGTGGGCCAACAAGACCGAAGCTGATCCATCGGGAGCGATCAAGACCGTGGAAGACCTGATGAATTCGCCGCTCAAACAAAATGACACGGCCATGGCGGAACTGGCGAACATCCATAAGAAGCTACAAGGCCAGACGGACCCGGAACAACTCAAGGGCATCACCGATCATATCGATGAAACCATAGCGAGGCTGAAACCGGAAGGAAAAGCCGACCGGCGCACGCTTGGCGCACTTGACCAAGTGGACAAAGCGATCACCGCCGAGATCAGCCGTACCACGCCAGGGTTCGACGCCGCACAGGCAACGTATGCCGATCTGTCCCGGCGTATCGATGAAATGAAGTATTTTCAGGGGCGCAAGCTGACCGACTTACAAGGCAACCCGACACTCGGGAACATGCGATCCACGATTGACGACATCACCAAAAAACAGGCCGGCGATAAGTTTCATCCCGCTGATAGTGTCACGGAGGAAAACCGGCAGGCGCTCCAACGGATTCACGACCAGATGCAGCGGGAGGCCGATACGAGAACCGCTGGCAAGGCGCTCGGCTCCAATACCTTCCAGAACCTCGCGACCAACACGATGACGGGCAAGATAGCGGGGCACGTCGGCAATGCTCTTGTCTCTACCGGAGCGGGGATGCTGACAGATCTGGCGGCGGGTGGTGGCGGGATGACTGGCGCTCTGACTGGTGCCGCTGCCAGTGGCGCGTTGAAAGGATATGAGGCTCAGCAGGCCGCCAAAGCAGCGGCGGCGCAAGAAGTAGGGCGGCAAATGCTTATGCGTGAGTTGCGGGATCGGTTGCTCAATATCGATAATAAGGGAGTGGCCGCACTTCGTGGTTCGAGGACGCCATGAGTGTGTTTCGGTTCTCCGCCGCCACCAGACTTTTGTTCCGTTCTCTCCAGTACCAGGTCGGCAGGCTGCCAGCCATCCATCCTCCGAATCCGCCGGCGATACCAAACAAGAGTTGCACCGGATTGTCGCCGAGCATCTTGCCGCTGGCGGACATGCCAACCACGCCGAATGTCACCACCAGCAACATGCACATCAGCACCCGCGCGAACCATCCGCCGCAGAGCCACCGATAGAACAGCGCCAGGAAGACGCCAACCCAGATGAGGGCGACCATCTCAATAACAGACCGTGCTATTTCCGACCGTGACGCAGTGCCGTTGCTGCGGATACGCGGGCTGCTGGTTGTAGATGTAGGCTCCGTTCTGCTGGAACGACTGCCCGTTGCTGCATTGGGCCCAGTTCCCGACCGTGCGGCAGGCGATCTGTTGCGCGCTCGCGCTCCCGATGGACAGCGCGGCAACGGCGGCGAGGATGAGGGGCTTCATGGGGTGGGTTCCTTTGGTGTGTCTCTGTAGTGGTCAATGATCCGGCGGATGACATCGGAGATGCTGATCCCCAATCGCGCGGCCTCCTGACGCAACCACGCCAGTTGCGGCGGTTTCAGGGAGATCGATCGCCGGTCGGTCGAAGAACGCGGGACAGGTGCCATGCGCGGAGCATTGCCTACATTCCGATGAAATTGTCAACCACATTCTGAGGTAGTGACCTGAATGCCAGCCGCCGCCCTTCTACCGCTTCCTCGGAGTAACTTTTTCGACGCCAACGGCAATCCGCTGTCGGGCGGCCTGGTCTATACGCAGGTGCCTGGCGGGGGGCCGCCAAAGACCACCTGGCAGGATGAGAACGAGACCACGCCCAACAGCTACCCGATCGTGCTCGACGCCAATGGCTCGGCCGCCATCTACGGCGTTGGTTCATATTTCTATGTCGTAACGGACGCCCTTGGCAACCAAATTCCAAGTTACGGGGGGCCGACACAAAACACTCTCTCCAACACCTTCACCAACGTCTCCGATTTCGGCGCGGCCGGCAATGGCGTCACGGATGATAGCGCGTCGCTACAGGCCGCGATCGATTTCGTGATATCGACCGGCGGCGGCATCCTCGTCCTGAACGCCGATACCTACCTGATCACGATTCCGCTCGTGGTGCATGGCCTGATCACCATCATGGGCAACGGCAAGACGGCGAGCGTGATCAAACTCGGGACCAACAATCTGACCGCGTTCAACGTCACGACGAACGCGCCGGTCACGTTCACCTCGTTTTCGATCAACGGCGGCACGGTGACTGGCGGGACTGGCGTTCTCGTCAATCCAACTTCCGGCATCAACAGCGAGAGCATCTTCCGTGACCTGCAACTGATTTCCCTGGACGAATGTATCGACACGGAGAACGCACAGTCGCTCAACATCGACAACGTGACGTGTTTGCTGTTTCAGACCTTCGGAATTCGAATCCGCAACATCATCAATCCGGATGCGGGCGATAGCGTCATCACGAACTGCTACATTCAGGCGTCCGGCGTCAACGGGGTCGGGATCGAGATGCTTGGTAGCGGTGGTCTGAAGGTCGATACATGCAAGATGTTGTCTGGGCTGTATGGCTTTGCGATGTTCCTGGACGGGACAGCGGCCACGGGCGATCTGCTGATTACCGGGTGTAGCCTTGAGGGTCAGAGCGGCGCCTCGATCCATCTGGCGCAGGCGGCGCCCAACGGCACGTTCCATTCTGTCGAGATCACGGGTTGTCAGTTCAATGGCACACCGCAGGCGGTGTCTGTCCTGAACTCGTTTGGGCAGGCGGGATGGATCACCGACCTAAGTATCTCCGGCGGTTCCATGTGGATAACCGCCGCCGGGATTGGCATCCTCCTTGATGGACTGGTTGGGTTCAGTATATCCGGTGTTGTGTTTCACTCACTCGGCGGCGGTGTCACATGTGTTTCCGTGAGCAATACGTGTGAGGATGGCTTGATCGCGCCGTTGGCATATTTTGGCCCAGGTATAACAACTTATGTCAGCAATCTTAGCCCTTCCACGATCGTTCAACCTCGCATTCAACGCGGGACATCAACACAGACGACCAGTGTGGGTTATGGTGCGCTGTTTGTAAGCGCCGGGGCCACCGTTAATTTTCCGGGAAGCCCGCAATTCCTGACGGTGCCGAAGATCATGGCGACGCCGAATACGGGAGGCGCCGGGGCGAACGGTGCCGTCTCCGTTGTCATATCGGCTGTCACGACCTCGGGGTTCAACGCGGCTGTCGTGGCAGTGGCCAATGCAACGGCCGTTGGTTTCGACTGGACGGCTTACGGTGATTGATTGTGCAAGAAGGAACACGCCGATGCGTTTGACATGGCTCGCCGCGCTGTTGGCGATTGGACTGATCGGGAGGGCGGAGGCGCAGACCGGTTATGTTCGCGTGGTGAATTGCGGAGATTGGAAGCCGCCGACCGGCTCGACGCAGGCTTCCATGGATCAGAATGGACTGGTTTGCGTGGGTGGCAGCGGAACGGGGGGCACGATCACGGTACTGGGAGCGGGCGTCCTCAATGCCGCCAACAGCACCACGGCGCCGCTCGCTGGCAACGCCACGTTCACCGGCACGGCGGTTTCGGTGCTGCCCTATTCCCAGGTCCAGGTCATCGTGGACGCGGATCAGGCATCTGCGGCGACCGGCGTGCAGCTTCAATTCAGCCAGGACGGCACGAACTGGGTCGATACGACCGTTTCATCCTTCACGCCCGGCGTGGCGCCGAACCATGGACAAATCTACAATACTGGCGCTCGGGCGCAGTTCTTCCGGTTTGTCTATACGAATGGCGCGACGCCTCAAGGCGCGTTCGCGGCACAAACCATCCTTAAAAGCGCGGACGCGCTCGGCGATTTTACCGACCTCGGCGTGCCGCCTGTCGCCTCTGCTCATGGTCAGGTTGTCAGCGCGCTGATCAGTGCCAACTCCACGAAGACGCCCGTGATCCTTCAGGCCAATCCGCAAGGGAAGCTGACGGCGGCGGTGACTGAAGTAACACTAGACGTTAAGACTGTAACGACTGGTGGTGTTGCTGTTACAGCCATAGCATCAGGGCACAGAACAGAAGGGGGATGGATACAAAACCCTCCATCCGCTACAGTCAACTTGTGTATCAATACTATAGGGGCCGCATCTGGTACTACATCAAGTGGTGACACTACTTGCGTAGTTCCAGGGCAGACTTACGTTGTCTCCGCTGGTCCTGGTGCGGTGTCGGTGATCTCGTCAGATAGTGCACATCCGTTTTCTGGATATGGCTACCAATGACGGGGTGGTTCAAACCATCGATGTTGCGGCCAACCAAGAAGTCTGCGGCGCTTGACCATATTATAGTTGACGGACATCTTGCGACAAGCGTCAGGCAACGAAATCTTCTCCCCGTCGAGAACGATGAAAATGGTGTTCCTCCTATTGTTCGCTTGCACCTGACTGGTTGCCCAGATGCAATTGCTCTTGCTATATCCAGCGTCGTTATCCAGGCGCTCTATCGAGTGCCTGGACGATGGACGCGGACCCATGTCAAAAAAGAATCGAGAGAAGTCGTCTATCCATTCGTCACAAACGGATATCCCTCTCCCTCCGTATCTGGAATAATCACTTGCTATAGGGCTATGACACCTTCTCCGTATGTTCATCCAAGCGGTATATTCAGGAGGGCGCTTTCCTTCGTGTGTGGCTCCGTGTTTAGTGACGCTCGCTGCCATATTGGCCATGCGCGTGCAGCCACATCCAAGAGAATGACCGTTCTTCAGATTGCCGCCGCAAATTGCCCTCTTGGTGCCGCAATAACAACGGCAAAACCAATATGGATTGCGTTCGATCTTATGGGAAAATCCAAGCACAAGCCACCGGCCATATCGCTCGCCAGTCAAATCTTGCATAGTGCGTTTAGCCATCCGTTCCTCCTCCGAAGGATCATGGTCAGGGGCGATGTGGCCCGGCCAGGCTGCATCGCTCCGTCACTCTACCAGAACCGCATGGCGTTACAATCATGAACCGACGCCGCGCCCTGTTGACCGCCGGCGCCTCTCTCCTGGCGCCAGGTGCCTACGCGCAACCCGTCCCCATCGGCGGCCCCACGGGCCTACAGAAGTTCAAGCCAGGACCGCAATGGGCCGGTGTGCCGGGGCTTCCTCCTAGTTTAGACCTGAACCTCCTGACGGCCACGCTGGATGCCTCCATCACCTGGACGCGGGCCAACAACAACGCCACGAACGGACTGTTCACGGATGCGTCCGGCGCCGGGTTCAGCACGTTCCTCGCCAACGCGCCGCGCATCAGTGTCGCCAATGGACTGCTGATCGAGAATGCGCGAACCAACCTGTTGTTGAACAGCAGCACGCCCGTCACGCAAACGACCGGGTCGCTCGCGACGGGGGTTTACTCGCTCTGGGTCAACGGCGCGGGAACGGCGACGCCATCGGCGGTCACAGCGACCGGATCGGGGTTTACCGCCGCGTCCCAAGGTGTCCCGTCCACCTTCACGATCACGGTCGCGGGCACCGTCCTGGTCACGGTCGGGGGTGCGCTCAATCGATTTCAGCTTGAAGTCGCCACGCAAACGGACGCCACGAGTTATATTCCGACCGTCGCCGCGACGCTGACTCGCGCGATTGAATCCGGAACGGCTCCCACGGCGGCATGGTATAATGCCGCGTCAGGTACGTTCGTGGTCGATTTCATGCAGTTACAGATCACAACGGCCAGTCAGTTTGAACTGCCGACGCTTTACACGGACGCCTCAAACCTGCTGGAAATCAAGATCGTCGGCTCGGCTATGCAACTTCTCTCTTGGTCCTCCAATGTAAACAATGCCTCGATCACGGCGACAGGCGCGATTTCCGCCGGCATCGTGCAGCGCGTTGGGTTCACCTATGACGCGGGCACGAAGATCGTGTCTCTGTCCCTGAATGGTGGGCCGGTTGGGTTCGCCGTGCCCGCCAGTCTCGCGACGTTCAATCAGATCAAGTTTGGCGTGACGCGCGGAGCGGGCTGTCAGGACGGGTTCACGCGGCGGCTACGTTACTATCCACGGGCGCTTCAGGTGCCGGAACTCAGGGCGGTGACGGTATTATGAGGAAGTGGCTCCTGGCGTGCGTCGCCTTATTTTTGCCGATGGCCGCTCATGCGGCGTGCGATCCGACACAGGCGACGGCGGGAATGCTGGGGTGCAGTCCGACCGCGCCATCCGCGGCGGGAACGGACTATCTCTATCTGTGGCAGCCGCCGAAATTCCCCAATTCGCAGCAAAAGATCACCGTCGATAGCTTGTTCAACGGGCGTGGCGCGCCGAACCTCGCGTCCCCCGGACCGATCGGTGGAACGACGCCGAACACCGGCGCCTTCACGACGATCACTGGCGACACCAGCGCCGCGACCTCCACGGCAACGGGTTCCACGACGGCCCGCACCGACGCGGCTCGCTTCGCCGAACGCATCAACGTCCGCGACTTCGGCGCCGTCTGCGATAACGTAACGGACGATCGCAACGCCTTCGCGGCGGCCATCAATCGCGTCAACACACTGACGGCGGCGGGACAACAGGCGGTCATCCACGTCCCACCAGGATCATGCCGTATCTTTGGCACGAACGGCGTGCTGCCGTCGTTCGCCTTGCACGTCCCTGGCGGCATCGTCGGCGACGGCACCATGAAGTCCTGGATCGTGATGGACGCGACCTATTCCGGCGATCTGTTCTCCTGGTCTGAGGCATGGTCATGGGGCACGACATGGACTGACCCGAACACGGTATCGCCCGTTACGAACGCCACTGGTCCGATGGTGAAAGACATCTCCATCGTCGGCAATCTGACGTCGAGCGCGCCGCAATATGCGCTGCACTTCTATGATCGGAACGATTTCATCTGGGTCCAGAATGTTCAGATGCTTTACATTCATGGCGGCTGCATTTCGACCGGGACGCCGAAGAACGTGCCTGGGAACGGTTTCCAGCGGGAAGGGAATTTCAATTTTATCCGATGCTTGCAATCGGGCACGCCAACCATTCCGGCGATGGACTTCGACGCCAACGGCGCCGCTCCGTCAACGCCCGCGAACTTCACGGATATTGATATTTACGGCATGTCGGGAGTCGGGTTCCAGATCAGGAACCACGC